GTCGTATCAGCTACGTAATATATTCCTAAAATTCTACAAGGCCCTGCAAAAATTGCAAAAGAAGCAGTTCCTCTAGTAGCTTTTACGGTGCTTATATATGTTCCCATATTTTTATCTCCTTAAAAAGATGCTCCCGAAGGAGCATCTTTAATTATTTATTAACTCCAAGCAGCTGCGCCTGTATCTGCAGTATTGCTTGTTGACAAGTCATGAGCAAAGTTCCAAATGCCTTTTTCAAAACAAGTAAAATACAGATAACAACCATGAGTTAAACTATTGGTTGCTGCATTCGCAGGTGTATACGTTAATATAGTTTCATTTGCTGCGGACGTGTCTATAGTTTGAACTGTTCCAGTGGCTCTACTTTCCACTTTTGATCCAGTTCTAAAAACATCACTTCCTGCACATGTAAAAGTCAAAGTCAGTACTCCACCTGTTGTGTCGTCTGATTGAGCATGAACTACATAAGTTCCTGCTGTTGCTGCCGGTAAAGTTACTGCTTGAGCAGCATCCCCCGCATAGTTGTTGACCGTAATTACATTAGCCGCATAAGTTAATGTTGCTGATGTTGCTACTACAGTTGCAGTTAAACTAGTTAAATCTGGTTTCGTTCCTAGAAACCTTTTAGTTATAACTCCTGTACTAGCTGCTTTATTGATCTGTTGAAATCCTTTTTCGGATCTAACCGGACCATTAAACGATGTGTTTGCCATAATATTCCTCCTAGAATATTTTAAATGTAGTCCCTAGGGGCATGTCGACTATACGCGTCTACATTTAAGTTTGTTTAAAATTGTATAGTGAAGTTTTTATATATGAATTTTTGATTGAGTGCAAGAGATCCCTGCATGAAAGTACGGTTTCAGCGATGTGGCGTTTATCTAAGTTGCCACAGAAACTTGGGGGGCAGAACTCCTGATTTTATTTTCTCTATCAGCAATCTTGGATTCCTCCAATTTAATTTCAGTGATGGTTTGTTTGATTCTCTCATCAATTTCAACCATGTCCAGAGTATATTTACCACTTTGTTCATACTCAGACTGCCACCTCAACTCCAAGGACCTTTTCGTATTGTATAGGTCTTGTAACATCAACAACCTCCTCATAGGTTATTCTATTAGGAATATCTCTAAACATTCCCGTTGATTCCCACTTTATACTCTTTTCTCCCAGCTTGTCAAGGATTGATTTTTCAATAGACGGAGCATTATCCTCAGCTAAAACTTTAAATTTAGCATGATAATCGTAAGCCCATATATTTACTAGGAAATTTCTCATCTTTTCACCATTAATGTTAAAATGTGGCGGTTTTAAGGCCGCCACATAATTAGTTTAGATTACGCACCTTCAACGCCGAAGATACCTCTAAAGTCAGATGCGCCGAAGACGTATCTTTCTCTAGCTTTGTATCTAACGTTACCAGTATCGAAATCACCTTCCATTGAAGTTGTCAATGCTGTTCTTTCAAAGTGTTTCATACCATTTGGAACGTCAGTGATAATGTACCATGAATCAGAATCATTTAAGAAATGGTTTACTCTATATCCTTGCGGAACCATTCCCATAGAATTGACTGCATTGATGTCATTATCCGCTGTACCAACTCTACCTTGAGATTTTAACAATCTCTCAGCGTTGAATTGGTTAGCTGAAGGAACAATCATTTTAGTTCCTTTAGCAGCGATTTTTAAACCTCTTTCATCAGTGAAAGCAGCGATGTCAATCAGTGCTTGTTCCAATGAAGTTTCGTTTAAATCCGCTTGTGTAGATAAAGTGTTTTTAACAACCGCTCCAGTTACTACTGGGTGGTTAGTTGTAAACAATGCATATGCATCACCAGTTTTAAAAGTGGCTACTGAAGGTAGACCATTATTTAAAGGTACTGCTGCTTTAACTTGTTTAGCGTTTGACATAGATCTTGCTAATGCTTTTGTGTATCTAGAAGCTAGTCTATCGTAAAGATTGTCTTCGATAGCTTCTTCTGTGATAGCGAAAGCAAGCGCGATCGTTTCCATAGTGTAACGTGCAGTGTAAGTCTCTTGTGCAGTATCATAAGATACTCCTTGACCTTCTGCTTTTACATCAGCGTTAGCGAATCCTGATAACATAACTTCCTCTTCGAAAGCTCTGTCACTTGATTCAGTAACGTATATTTCGGATGACTCGTTGTCATACCGTTTGTACTCCAGCCCAAATAGTGCATTTAGGCCTGGTTCTAGTTCTTTAACTAGCTGTGCTCTTGATATTGCCATGTCTATATGCTCCTATATTGTCCAGTCATTACCAGCAGTAGCAGTATTAAGTAAGTACTGTCCAAGGTTCTGAGCAACTACAAACGAGCAGTAAGCTGCCGTTATGTCGTTATTCTCAGGGTCCTCAGCAGATCTTATAATTCTCCACTGTTTGGTAGTGTCATTAATACCACTTATGTCTAATGTATTAGAACATTGTCCAGAAGTTTCACTTCCTGTTGGGACAGCTGCTGCGAAAGATACAGTTCTACCATGGTTTGCCTGGGTAACTGCTGCAGATGCTGATCCAACGAAAAGTTGAAATGGATTGTCTATTACAAAACAAGTAATATTTTCACTGTTAGCCGGAGTAATAGGTTGGTTGTACCAGTTCGCCCACGTCGGCTTCAAAGTTGTAGCCGCATTGTAGAAGATACCGTTAAAAACACCTATAGTTGCAAACGTAGCGGTACTAGATGCTTCCACGATGTATCCGTCCTTCATTCGAACAGAACATCCTTGGAACAAATCGTCCGAGTCTGCGGCCTCTATGTAGTATTTGCCTTGACCTTGCGTAGCTGGTGTAGCACCAACTGTACCCGCTGAGATCAAACCAAAACCAGCTGTGTTACTATTTGCCATAGTTATTACTCCTTTTGTCTATATTTCTATAGACGGTTTATATTAAATCGATGATAGGGAATTGGTTGTTATCCCGAGATTAGTTAAAAAATTAACTTTTCTTTGTACCACCGAAGGTTACACGAGACTGTCGATCGATGTCGATCGGCATACTCTTATGTTGTTCCCTAAGTAAGTCGGTTTCAACTGCTTCGTCTTGACCTTCAGAAAGTGTTTTCTGATAATCAACCCTTTGCTTCGCGAGTTCTTCGGGTATCCTAGCCAACAATAGGCCTCCTACTCCGATCACTCCAGCGTACTTGCCTTCAGCTACAACAGGATAATCCTTATCAGAATATTCATCAGCTCTCACTAATTCATATCCTTCTCTAAGACGACCGTAAATATTTTTACTGTCGGCGAATCCCATGGATTCAGCTCTTATCCATCTGTGCCTAAAGCCATTAGGCGCCGGTGGTGCATCCAGAGAGGATGGGGGCTTATACTCTTTTGGACGTTCAGTTTTTGTCCGAGTAACAGCCGCACGAGAAGTTTTTTTATCTTTTATCATATGCTTACGCCTCCTTCGTGAGTTTTAATTGTTTTGCATACTCTTCGAGTGGCACACCTAATTTTTTAGCTATTGCTACTTGAGACGATGTGAGCCTCATTTGTTTGCGACCAGTTTTTGCACTTCTATTCGCAGAAGCCACCGACTGAACGGGTCTGTTCGTTTGTATATCTCCACTAGTATCAAATTTATGCGGAAAGTCAACACGTATTCTTTTATCTATTTCCGTATAATAGTCGTTTGATTTAGGATCATAACCTTCTTTATCCACTAAATCCTTGTGAATCTCGAATGCTGTAAAAGTCATAGCTCGGTTAGTTCCGAACCATTTATTTTTAGCAGCCCAATTTTCAGCCATAGGATCAGCTTCAGGTAATGATTGTGGAGTTTGTCTTGGTAGTCGTCCACCGTCAGAAAGTTGAACAGGTCTCTCGTCCTGTTCAGTTTTTCTTTGTTTTAGTTTAGCATTATCAAACGCAAGCTCTGCTATACGTTTGTTTGCTGTGACTTGAGCTTCAGCATCACCACTTTCAATAGCTCGCGCAAGATCTCTTTGCGCAGAATCCATTCCAGTTTTAACACTTTCCTCAAATCTTTTACTATAATCAGCATCGACTTTTTCAAATCTTTCCTGATCAACTTTTCTTTTATTTTCTAAAGCTTGAGCATATTGTAAAGCAGCTTCTTCTCTACGTTCTGCTTCTCTCATTTTACGAGTAAGTTTAGAAATACGAGATTGAACTCCTTTACTATAATCCTCTAGTTTAGAATCATCTTCTGTTTTTGTTTCTTCTTTTTCTGGTTCTTCTTTTACTACTTCCTGGACCTTTGGTTCTTCTTCCTTTGTTTCAATAACCGCTTCTTCTTTTGGTTCTTCAATAGTTACATCGACTTCTGGTCCTGATGTATCTAGCTCAACCATTTTATCTAACGGTTTTTTCTTTTCTTCTTCTGGCATAGTTTCTCCTTTTCTATGTTAGTATTTATGCAAGAGATCCTCTGGATCCTTGACGGTTGCTAAAATTTCATCTTCATTTAACAACCTAACTTCTCCACCTTCAATATTGATCCGTGATCCTGCATAACGTGCAAAGACCACCCAATCACCAACCGCGCACCACGGACCTGTTGGATATCTCTCTTTATCCCTATAACATTCTGATCCCATCGCTAATACGTTTCCGCATTGTGATGCAACTTGTTGACGTTCTAATGTTGATTCATTCATGATTACCCCACCTTTAGTTTTCTCACTCATTTTAAATGGTAAAACTAAAATTCTCCAACCTGTTGGTTGGGGTAATTTTTCTTTTTCGTTTGTAATTTCTTTTTGAGATTTTGTTCTTTTAAGACCGACTAGATCCTTATTTGGTAAGTGAATCTTTGCCGTTTCCTTTGATGTCGATAATGGTTCCTTTTGACTCATTTTGCTCCTTATCATCTAGCAGGTTAGAGAGTTCCTGTTTAGTTGCCTCTAAGGCGTTAATTTGTCCTATTATATACTTATATGTTTCCATATTGTCAACCCCTCCGGACGTTACAGAGATTGCTAATTGATTAACCCTACTGTCTAATGCTCTTCGTAGTTTATAAATTACGTTTTCTAAATCCATTATATAAGTGCTATTACTCTTAAGCAATCAGGGCAATTCTTTCTAAATCTGTTGTGACTTCCACAATGATTAATAGCTTTTTTTTCTA